TATCCTGAATATACTGATTCCCAAATTGATGATTTAGTTTCTGCTGAAAATATTGATTTTAATCAATATACAGAATATGTTTCTATCAATCAAGCTTTTATAGACGCAGACCTATCTGTACAAATTAAAGAACAAATTTATAATGACGCAATAGATTCTGTAACAGAGGAATTGCAAACTATGGGTTTTGATGGTAGGAGGGATGCATCACGTAACGTTCCTTCTCATGAAGTATTAACTTTGCAAATAAAAGCTAAAAGAAATGAAATTGAAAAAAATGAAATTGAAAGAAATCGTCTTGAAGGATTGTTAAATGATTCTAACACAGGATTTCAAACAAATTTAAATAAAAACAACACTAAAATTAAAGATTTAGAATTTACTTTAGATAATCGTGGATCTGAACTATCAATATTAGATGAAAAAATTAATATAAAAAATGAAGAAATAATAAGAATTAGGGAAACTCCAAGGAACTATGTTCCTGGAATTACTTTTTCAGAAGGTGAGTTTAGACAAGATGATGTTGCTGTTGGAAGAATTGTAAAAAATCTTTTTACTGATACATATGAAATTTCTCCAGAATCAGATAGTGTATGGAAAGATAAATTGAATGATTTGATTTTAAATGACCCTGATGGATTGATTCTAGAAAAACCAAATTTAAATCCTGATGATTTGGAACCAGATGATCTTACTTCTGCAGAAAGTCAAGAACTGTTAGGTAAAATGTTTGAAAGAATGAATATTGATATTAAAGCAAATCCAAAATTATATAATTTAATCAAAAATAAACTAGGAGGTTATTATTTTTCATCGCGATGGAAAGGTGGAGGTGATGTGTTACCAGCTCCTAGATTTTGTATTGTAGAAGCGGCTGATAATTCAAGTCCAAATCAAACGGGTATTAATGATACTGAAAAAACTGAATCAAGATATCCAGATTGGGATAGTTACACACTTGAAGACTTAATTCCTGAATTTAGAGATATTTTAGATTTTGTTAATGTGTTTCTTGAATCACTAAAAGGTTTTGTAGATGGTTTAGCAGAAGTTATTCAAAAAATTGTTAAATTTATTAAAGAAAAAATTATACCTAAGATAACAAAATTAATAAAACAATTACAAGATTGGGTTAATTTACTAAAAATTGGTATTGTTGATGCGGGTATCTTTTTTCTTTATATTCCGCCTCAAGTTGGTGGAGTTACCAAATTTAGACAAAATTTGATTAATGCTGTAAATAGGCCACCATCAAATTTGCACTTTACCTATTCTTTTGTTTTATTAGGTGGTGGACCGCAAGCTGATAAATCTTTTGAGGTCTTAGACAAATTAATCGCTTTACAATAATTTAACTAAATACTATTACTATGGCATACACAGAAGGATCAGTACAAAGAGCTTGGGAATTAGAGAGAAATATTGTCAAGCAAACAAGAAAATTAAAAACAATTAATGATATTTCTCTTTCCTTCGCAAAAAATCCCTTGACTAATGATGTTTTGATAAAAGATAATACTGGTGCTATTGTTCAAGGAATAAAGTTTTTATTGAAAACTCAACCTTTTGAAATTCCATTTCAACCAGAATTTTATTGTGATATACAATCATTTTTATTTGAGCAAATAAATGAAATCACCGCAGAATCTATCAAAACTACAATAGAAGATTCAATTACAGCTAATGTTTCAGATGTAGTGGATTTAAGAAAGGTAATTGTTGAGCCAAGAGAGAGTGAAAACGGATATTCAATAACAATTATTGTCAGTCCAATTAAAGAAAAAGAAACAATAACTATAACTGAATTTTTAGAAGTAGAGTAACATATGGCTACAGTAAATAATAAATTAGATGTAACTGATCTTGATTATGATCAGATTAAAGGAAACTTAAAATCATTTTTAAGCAACCAATCAACTTTTTCTGGTTATGATTTTTCTGGTTCTGGACTAAATCAAATTTTAAATCTTTTAGCATATAATACACATTACAATGCTTATTACATGAACATGCTAGCTAATGAAATGTTTTTGGATTCTGCTTCAATTAGAAATTCAATAGTTTCAAAAGCAAGAATGTTAAATTATACGCCGAGATCAATGGTTGGATCATCAGCAAAAATACAAGCAACCATTGGTGGTGTATCTTCTGGAACAACAGTAACAATTGATAAATTTACAAAATTTCAAAGTTCAATATCAAATAAAAATTTTACGTTTTGTACAACAGAATCTGCAGAAATAACTCCACCTTCTAGTGGTGTATACTCAACACAGTTGAATATTAAAGAAGGATATCCAGTTACATTTACATATACAAAAGACTCAACAGACAAAGAACAAAAATTTGTAATACCAAATGCAAATGTGGATATCTCAACATTAGAGGTTGTTGTAAAACCTTCTGCTTCAGATACATCAAAATACATTTATACAAAAGCGGATGATTTTACTTCAATAACTTCTACAGCAAATATTTACTTTACTTCTGAAGCTTCAAATGGTAGATTTGAAATTGAATTTGGAGATGGTAATGTTGGTAGAGGATTGACTGATGGAAATATAATACAATTAAGAGCATTAATATGTAATGGTGAAGATTCAAATGGTGCATCAGCGTTTTCTACTGTAGATAATGTTGGTGGTTATTCTGATGTAACTTTATCAACAGTTTCTTCTGCATCAGGTGGTGCAAATAGAGAAAATTTAGATTCTATAAAATTTAACGCACCAAAAACTTTTTCTTCACAAAAAAGAGCAGTCACCGCAGAGGATTATAAAGCACTAATATTTGCTAATTTTCCAGAAGCAGAAAGTATACAAACATGGGGAGGTGAAACTGCAGCAGTACCTGTCTATGGTAGAGTCTATATAGCAGTCAAACCAAAAGGTACAGATCTGTTGACAACTGCACAAAAAAATACAATCATAACTATATTATCTTCAAGAAAAATTTTAGCAATAACACCAGAAGTTATTGATCCAATAATTTATAAAATTCAAGCGACAATAACTACAAAATACGATAGTATGTTGACTAATTTGACAAGTTCTGAAATTTCAAGTTTAGTTAAAACGACAGTATCTAATTATAATACATCAGATTTAAGATTATTTGATACAAATTTTAAATATTCAAAATTATTATCTTTGATAGACAAAACAGAAGACTCTATTAGAAATAGCTTATTAGATATTAAAGTTTACACTACATTTACACCTTCCATAGTTTCTGCTGTAACCTACAATTTTTATTTTAACAATTCAATAAAACATCCATTTGATGGTTATGAGGGAGCGATATCAAGTTCTACTTTTTCTTATTCAGATGTTGCTGGAACAGTATATTCTAATTGTAAAATTGATGATTTGGATGGAGTAATTAGAGTTTATAGAATGGTTAATACTACAAAAACAATTGTAAGGCAAAATATTGGGTCAGTTAATTATTCTACTGGAACTCTTACGCTTTCAGCATTTAATCCTAGTGCAATTACAAATAATATTGTAAACATATTTTTTGAACCAGCAACATATGATTTAGTACCAGTTAGAGAGCAAATATTACAAATAAATGATTCTGATGTGACTTGTACTGTTACTGATGTAAATTCTGTTGAAAGAAGGGGCGTAACTTCTACCTCATCAAGTAGTTCAGCAGGATCGTCAGGATCATCAGGATCATCTGGATCTTCATCTAGTGGTTACTAATGGCAGTAGTAAATAACAATTTATCCTCAATAGTAGGATTTCAATTTACTGATTCTTTTAGAAATGAAAATCCTCAATTTGTAAAATTTATACAAAGTTATTATCAGTTTTTAGAGTCCATCCAATTACATTTTGAATCTGTTACAGGAACTTTCATAGAGGGCGAAATTGTTACAGGTGTTTCAAGTGGTGCTACTGCAAAAATTATGTCCATTGATACATCAGAAACAATAGGCTCTGGAACATTTGTTTATGTTTCTCAAACAAATAATGTAATTTTCAAAAAAATGGAAACAATAAATGGTGCAAATGGAGCTAGTGGAATGTTGCACCATTACAGAAGAAATCCATTAAATGCAGTAAAAATGGTTTTCGATTGGGATAATATTAATTCACCCAATAATGATATGATTTATAATTTTAGGCATGAATTGTTTGAAAATTTTCCAGAAGATCTTCAAATTGATAAAAGTCTTTTTGTAAAACATATAAAAGAATTATATCTTGAAAAGGGGGATGAAAGATCATATCAAACTTTATTCAGAATGGCATATGGTACTGAAAATCTTGAATTTTATTATCCAAAAACAGACATACTAAAACCATCACATGGTCAATGGATTAGAAATGTTACTTTACAAGTTTCACAAACTGCAGAGAATTACAACTTTTTAGCAAATAGGATAAGTGGCGTAACATCTGAAGCTACTGCGTTTGTTGAAGAACTCGCTCTCAAAAAAGTTTCAACTGTTAATGTTTTGGAACTATATTTAAAAAATATTATTGGAAATTTTCAAGTCGGTGAAACTATAAGAACGATTAGACCAGATAATATTTCCGCGAATACAAACTATACAGCTACAACAACTGCTGCATTAGGAATTATATCAACAGATCCAACACAAAACACAGTGACTATTACTGCACAAGGTAATGGTTATGTTGCAGATCAAAATTTACCTCTATCACAGACAGA